TTATTCCCCATGAATTAGGTTTTTTTACTTCAGGATAATCCCTTTCAATAATCATTTCTAAAAAATGGATAGCTTTCAAAATATCTTCCTTTTTTCCTTTCAATCTATGACGACAGATATATTTTATAGCGCATCCTTCTGGAAAAAGCAATTCGTTTTCTACCACAAATTTACTTGGTTGAATTTTAAATTTTTGGTAGTGTGAACCACCGTGTTGTTTGTCCCAAACTTTGCTCATAATGCGTATACCAAATAAAGTTTAATTCCAAAATAAAATGTCAGTAGCGCTAAAAAAACAAAATCACTTTCAGGGGTTATGTTCATACTATTGGGTATCCTATGTTATAAAAGTTAGTTTGTGTGCTCTCCATAATATATAAATTTTGTTTTGCTCTCGTTACTCCAACAAAAAATAATCTATGAATTTTATCTGGGTCCTTATCTGCCTCTGTCGCTAAAAAATTATTTTCATCTTCAGAACCAAAATCTATATATAAAATAACATTTTTACATTCTCTTCCTTTAGCTCCATGAATTGTTGATAGCTCTATCTTTGAATCTGTGGTAAGATTGTCGCCGTTTTTTAACAAAAGTTTGATGTAATTTTTTTGTTCATCTGACATATGAAGATGTTCCCAGCTGCCCGCCACTAGCAGCCCGTGATCTTTTTGTAGTTCCTCTAATGTCACAGTAAAAACTTTATCTAGTAATTTTCCTTCTCCAAAACCATATTTTATTTGTTTTTTTCTTAAAAAATTTTTAATTACATGTTGTGCTTCTTCTCCTGATACACTTGCACCTTCATTTAACCTGGTCCAGATTCTATACGCTGTTAATAAGTCTGCAGGTAGTAATTCATTCTGTCCACCTTTATATCTTAAGTTTAAATCATTTAAGAATTGCGCTGGTTCTTTTAATTGTGCATTTGTTTGAGCAAGAATCATCCATTCATCTTTTTTAAAATCAAAATCAGTCAATAAACAATTTTCTTTATAGGTTCCTTCCTCGTCTCTCGCTTCCCAAGGCTTGTCTAATCGTTCATTTATTTGTTTTAAAATTTCTAAAGCTTTAGCGTGTACTTTTCTTGGTACACGGTGCGATTTTATTTGATTGTCAAAAATAAAAGACTCTCCGGTATTGTGCTTTAAATTTATAAATATACTTGGATCTGCTCCTTGAAACCCATAAATAGTTTGATCGTCATCCCCTGCAATGTATGATCGTTTACATTGTTTTTCAATGTGAAAAAACATGTCCCATTGCAAAGGGCTTAGATCTTGGGCTTCGTCAAGGAAGACGGCATCGAGAGCAAGACGCTTATCTTCCTCGACGAAATCAGAAATCATATCTGAAAATTCTTTCATTCCAGTTTGTTGTTTATATGATTGTAAATCTTCGTCGATCTGTTCTGTTAACCATAGATCAACAGAATGATGTAAATCTAATTGTAGCGCAGCTTCCATTAAATCAATTTTTTTAGAACGTGCATAGGTTATAATTCTCATATGAGGATTTTGATGTATTGTATTTCCATAACTATCTTTTCTGGTTTCAAACCTCATCCCTTTACAAATTTGTGATTGACTTGTAAATTGTTTCCATTTTCTATCTTTTAGTAATTGAGTTGTAGTATCGATGTTACATTCTCTTGTGCCTAAATGATGCAAGGTGGATATATAGAGCAAAGGATGTTTTATTCTTTCACAAGCTTCATCTGCTGCAGCATTACTAAATGTAACATAAACTATTTTTTTAGGGTTGGTGTGTAAATCATTGATTTCTTTAGCTAAATAATGATTTACTAATCTATAGGTTTTACCTGTTCCAGGTGGCCCAGGTATTATTGTTCTTAATGCCATGGTTCGTCTTCTACTTTTAATTTTCTTGGATTTGGTTTTTCTAATTTAATTGTTTCCATTTCTAACGTTCTAACTGTTTTACTGTCTATCTGTTTGTATTTTTCTTTTACTTCAAACATTATTTGTAAAAGTCTTAATGTTTTTTGTTTAGGATAAGTTTTTTCAGGCCAAGATTTTGTTTTTAATAAATATCTCCAAAAAGATTTAAATTGAAAAAAAGTCTCTCCTTCTTTATCGGTATAAGCAATACCTCGCAATACATCGTTTAATTCTTTCCCTGGAGCTTTGTTAATATAGTCAGCCAATATTTCTGTTAATTGAACTTCTAATCTAGAAGACTCTGGTGCAGAAATAGGTTCTAATGCTTTTTTAAATAATTTAATCAATAATTTTCTCCATGCATGTTTAGGAACCGGCATCATAGGCATTCCTATTTGATTCATACAAGCTAGTGAAAATTTTTCTGGGTCATGTAGTGTTGCGTCGTCTACTTCTACTGTATTTCCATCTAATTGTGCAAAATAAATAGGTGGATCAGAATCATACCTTCTTATTTGAGTTATTTCTGGTATTGGTCCATCGTCTCCTACTCCAAATTCTCTTGCAGCGCATGTTTTAGAATCACAAAAACTGTGAATAGGTTCATCTTTACACTTATATCTGTAATCTTTACCATCTAAAGATTCAATTAAAGTATTTATTTCTCCAACATCTAAAGGTGGTTCCATAAATTTTTTATTATATGTAAACATATGACTTTGCCATTCGTCTTTTTCAGAATATCTTTTCTTTAAATAAACTCCCACATTGTACATACAGCTATTTCTTTGACCATTTGGAACACCATCACTTAGTAAAGTTACTAAACATGGGGGCATGCCTTTAAAAAACTCATCCCCATTTTTATCGTTTGCTATTTTTAATTTTTTTAAATCTTCTAGAGATAATGCTTTTTCTTTATATACTTCAAAAAAATCTTGTAGTTTTAAAGCTTCTCCTTTTTCATCATATGCAAATCTCATAGTTCTATCTCCACCATGATAAGGTAAGTTTAAAAAACTTCCTGTGTCTCCTCTATCGACTCTTATGTAATCTTGCTTCGGAAATATTTCTGCTTTTGCAAATCCTAATGCTGAAGCTATTAATTTAAGTTTAGATCTCATTATAACTGCTGGGACAAAATCATTTGTAAATAAACATGCGTGTCCTCCTCCAGACTTAGATCTAAAAAGAATCACTGGAATATTTTTTGATTTTAATTTATTTAGGAAATTTTTATAATCAAAAGGATATGTGTCTATATCTATACAACCCCATTTACATTTGTTTTCTTTGTTGATTGGAACAATTCCTAGACCAGGATCAGTTCCCTTTAAATGCTCTTCCCATATTTTAAGTACTGGTACCTTACTTACTGTATAGGATTTAGTTTTGTGTTTTCCTCTTTCATCAAACTGATCTGTTTTTACGGTTTGCCCGTAAGCACAATCTAGTCCTTCAAATATATTTTTAAAAATTTTTACGTTATCTGTCATATTGCTCTCTGTGGCATAGGCGGCCTACGTCTCCATCGGCCGCCTACTATTCACACTATTTGCTAGCTAAACTAGTGTAAAACTTTTTAGCTCGCTCATATAAAGCTGGATCTTCTACAGGTCCAACCTTAACGACATTGTAACCATACCATTGATTACCTTTGCCTGAGTTTAAAACAGATGTTAGTTTATATTTGTGGCTAAAAGACGGCGGTGTATATGGGCCTTCTTTTCCATCAAGAGTAATGGACATCATCATTGAGTTCCATTTTCTGCTTACTTTACCTTGAGATGAACTCATAGATATTAAAGCATTCTCTGTAGAAATACCATCACAGACTAAAACAAAATGTTGTCCAACAGTTAAGATATAGTTTCCATTATCTAATCTATCTTTTCCCATTTCATTTTTTGTTTTTGAAAGTATGTCAGAATTAGCATCGTAAATGTTTTCAGGTCTACCTGATCCAGTTCCGAAGTCTGCCCACTCTTGGTACTCCAATTTATAATGACAAGGTATAACTTCTATACCTTTTGCTCCATCATACAGTTTTTTAGTAACTGTATTTAAAAGCATTCCTGGTTCTGCACCTTCAACATAATTTTGATTACGTTTCTGTGCTTCTCCAGAGCCATTTTGCAATAGTTTTAATATAGGTAAAGCCAAACTTGATGTCTTTACATTCTCAAAACCTGCATGAGCATCACCTTCATACAAAGCGTTTGATGGTAATCCTCCTTCTTTTCTTGTAGTTACATTGTTTTCCATGTTTCTATTTTCTCCTTGTTATTTTTGTACTGTTACCCGCGTAAGTTTTAAAAAGATCAGAGGGCATCTCTTGTCCAGATTCGAGACGCTCTCTGACCACTGCTTTGAGTGTCTGAGGATGAACACCAATTTTCTGGACCGGTTCAAACCCCTGACCTCGTGCAAGGACAGCATATTGCTGTGCCTTGTTATCTTCGCCACGACCAAAGGTAACGGTAACATCATTCTTGATGATATCACCTAGGCCGTTATTTCGAAGCCATGTAAAAGCTTGCTCCTGATTATCAGGAGTAATAGATGCACCATAGATTTTTTTAATCTCTACGGATTCTCCATCTTTAAGCTTTAATTTTGTAATATGCATTTCTTCCATCATTTGTGGAACTTCTATATTTGAAATATATTTAGCTTTTTCTTTTAGCTTAGATAAACTTTCTTCTGCATTCTCTATTTCATCTTCTAAGTTTTTTAATTCTATAACCTTATCAGATAAACTTTTAGCTGTATCTGCTTGTGTTACAGATTCTACTCTATCTTTCTCGTAATCAATCATTTATCTTTAATTCCTTTCTAATAATTTCTATTTCTTTACAAGCTTTATGATATTTATTCCACCAAATTATGTCGGAAATAAAATTCCAAATTCTAGTAGGTATATATATAGTTTCAAAAATAAATCCTAAAACAGGTTTGTCCTTGTTAAGTTGTCGAAGAGCTTTTTTTGAAATTTCTCTATGTTTTTCTATTTCTAAAAAATTATCGGCCCATTTCTGAGTATTTTCTAATCTTTCTTTTAATTTATTGCGTGTTTTATTCGTCATTTCCATATATCTTTCAGTTTTATTTTTTTCATACATCTAAAATGTGGCGCTTTTAAGGCATCAATCATCTATTTTTCCTTTCTCTGTAGACATCAAATTATGAGCATAAATTAAATCAAAACTAGGTAATTTATTTTTATAAGTAGTTTTTTCCAAACATTCTTGTAATTGAATTAAATATTCAATTACTTGTGGTATACTTGATCGAATTGGTAGACGTTTTTGAATTTCTTTTAGTCTTTCAAAACTTTCAGTCTTTATTGAAATGTTATGCCATTTACTCTTCATCTATTTTTCCTTTCTCGTGTAAATTGATTTCTAATGGATAATACATTTGTTCTTGTCTATCCCATTTAAGAAGATTAAATCTTCCATTATTTATATCGGATACAATTGCAACAGCAATCCCTATTACCGATGGATCCCCTGATAATAATAAATAATCTTTTGAAGTGTAATCTTTTAATAAACGTCTTAGTTCAAAAATAATTGGACCAGGACTAAGAACAATTTGTGTGTTTTCTTTTAAAAGAACTTTCAGTCTACCATATTTTTGAGCACCGATAATATTATACTTAGGACGCCCGATACTTGTCCCTGGCAACTCCTGTAATACATAAACTATACTTTCTGGGTTCTTAATTTTTTCGTATTCCATAATTACTTTCTTGACAAACATATAAACATTATTATATAAGAAGTCAAGAAAGAAAAAAGTAAAAAATGATAAATTATAAATTTAAAACTAAGCCATACGCGCATCAATTAAAAGCGTTAGAAATGTCTTGGAATAAGGAAGTATTTGCTTATTTCATGGAAATGGGTACCGGTAAATCTAAAGTACTTATAGATAATATTTCTATGCTATATGATAAAGGTAAAATTAATGCTGCCTTAATTATAGCACCTAAAGGTGTTGTTAAAACATGGTATGAATCTGAAATATCTAGTCATATGGTAAAACATATAGATAAAAAAGTAGTTTTATGGCAGGCGTTAATTAATAAAACTCAACAGTCTAAATTAGATACTTTATTTAGAGCAGGTATAGATTTACGTATTTTAATTATGAATGTTGAAGCTTTTTCAACTAAAAAAGGACTAGAATTTGCTAAGAAATTTTTAAATTGTCATAGTGCAATGGTGGCAGTAGATGAGTCTACAACAATAAAAAATCCGGGAGCTAAAAGAACTAAAGCTATATTGTCATTATCTAAAATGGCTAAATATAGAAGAATATTAACAGGTTCACCTGTAACAAAATCACCTTTAGATTTATATACTCAATGCTTTTTCTTAGATCCATTTTTATTAGATCATCAATCTTATTATAGTTTTAGAACTAGATATGCTTTAATGAGAACAGCTAATTTTGGAGGTAGATCAGTACAAATAGTAGTTGGATATAGAAATTTAGGTGAATTATCAGAAAAGTTAAAACCTTTTTCTTATAGAGTTTTAAAAGATGACTGTTTAGATCTACCTAAGAAGACTTTTATGAAAAGGATTATAAATTTAACTCCTGATCAATTTAAAATATACGAGCAAATGCGTAAAACTGCACTTGCTACATTGAATGGCAAGATGATTACAACAGCTACAGCATTAACTCAATTAATGAGATTACAACAAATTACTTGTGGTCACTTTAAGGCCGATGATGGCACTACACAGGATATTCCTCATAATCGTATAAATGAATTAATTGATATTTTATACGAAATTGAAGGAAAAGTTGTTATTTGGGCTCATTGGCAAAAAGACGTACATAAAATTATAGAAGCTGTAACTAAAGAATTTGGAGAAGGTTGTTGTGTTGATTATTTTGGCCTAACTCCGCAAGAAGAAAGACAAGAAAATATTAGGAAATTTCAAGAAGATGAAAAAGTTAGGTTTTTCATAGGAACTACTCAAACTGGTGGTTATGGAATTACTCTGACAGCAGCAAGCAACATGATTTACTATTCTAATGGTTATGATTTAGAAAAAAGAAAACAGTCTGAAGCAAGAATAGATAGAATAGGTCAAGAAAAGCCTATGACTTATATAGACATTCTTGCGGAAGACACAATTGACGAAAAAATTGTATTGGCCTTACGCAAGAAAGTTAACATCGCCACAGAAATTATGGGCGAAGAATTAAAAGCTTGGATATGAAATTTTACGAATGGGACAAAGAAAATCTTTAGGGGCAAGTGGTAGTGTCCTGCTTTAACGAGCGACGTTGGTTCGGTTTCTTTAGTCCCCAAATAACTCACTACCGTTAAACCAACAACTACCACTTATATCCCTTAAAATGTAGGACATACGCGCGAGGCGTTGTGATTTTTGAAGCCCTATTTTACTTCAATTGATCTTGACTTTTTAGACTCTGGAAGAATCTTATTTAAAGATACTTTCAGTAATCCGTCTTTTAACTCAGCACCTTTGATTTCTACATCATCAGCGATGGTAAATACTTTAGAGAAATATCTTTT